TTTAGATATTCTAAAGGGCCTGTGTACTTTACTAAGGTTGTAGTAGAGCCTAACGTAGAAGAGATGCTATAATGGAAAGGAAAAGAATAAACGAAAAGACTATGAAGGTTATTAGCTTTCATGCTAAATGCCTTTTGAGGGAGTGGTTGTATACGCTAGTGCCTGACCCTGAGGAAGTCCCTTTGAATAAAGTGAAGTCTTACTTATCTCCCGATACGCATTATTGGGCTGGCGGTAGGGTAGTCCTTAGTGGCTACTCTTACAAGTGGACAACTAAAGGTTTAAAGAAACTGTATCGTGAAGAGCCTGCTAAGCATATATCGGAATGGAGGACGGAAGACATTGAAAGAATCCACAGAGCGACCCGATAAATTAACTATATATGTGATTCAGTTAGCTTATATACTTAAAAATGGTACGCCCCTGTCTGAAATAGATGACCATGTACTAGAAGAATTTATGGAAATGTTATCCCATGAATTAAACAGCAGGAACAGAACGCTACACTAACCAAAGGAGCATCATGCCTAAAATAAAAAGAGGCGTAAGGAAAGCAAGAGTTAAACGCCCAAAAGAAAAAGACGTACCCAAAAACTATGACAGCCTATTTGAACACGAACTTCATATAGGGATCTTAAAGGATTGGGACTTTCATTCTGAAGTAGTTGAGTATTCAGTAGAGCATAAGTACCATGCAGATTTTGTACGGGAGATAAACGGTGTTAAAATCCTGCTAGAAGCTAAAGGTAGGTTTTGGGACTATGCCGAGTACAGCAAGTACATTTGGATTAAAAAGAATTTACCAGAAGGGGCTGAGCTAGTCTTTTTGTTTGCCAATCCCTCTGCCGCTATGCCAGCCGCAGTAAGGCGTAAGGATGGTACTAAAAGATCACATGCCGAGTGGGCAACAGCTAACGGTTTCAGGTGGTTTAGTAGGGAGAGTATGCCTGAGTCTTGGGTAGACGCTTCGTGCTTAGACGGAGGAGAATTATGAAATATACTCCAAAGTATTTAGAGTCCTTAGGCTACGTACTCTCTGAGATTGCAGAGCCTAAGACTACAGGATTCTACTATTACATGGCAGATTCAGGAACCATCCTCTACTATTATAATGAGGACACTAAAGAGCTAAGGTCTACTGACGAGAGGCTAATGGACTTTCACAATTATGGCCCAGTTAATTTTTTAACTCTTGCACTAAAAGCAGGAGGTGTATAATGACTATAACGAGAGAGCAACTAAAGGCTCTAGACTTTAGAGAAGTAGAACCCGACTATGAAATTACAAGGGAGGGTAGGTATTTTGTAGCAGACACAGGTGTGCTATTTAATTATAAATTGTATGTGTTGGCAGGAGGAAGAATCTATAGGGCGCAGACCTCAGTACTTAATCGGAAAGGGTACAGCCTAGATAGCTTTATGCAACGCGTACATAAAGACGTTAAGAAACCATTAAACATTCAGGAGAAAATGTAAATGAACCCATATCAAACCTACATAGCTAAGAGTAGGTACTCGAAATATTTGGCAGGCTTTAACCGTAGAGAAGATTACGACGAGACAGTGGATCGTTGGCTCGACTTCTTTAAGGATAAGGTAAAAGATGTTAGCGTACTTGAGGGTCTAAGGACTTCCATGCTGTCTATGGACACCATGCCCTCTATGCGTTGCTTTATGACAGCAGGAGAGGCGTTACGCAAGTCTAACGTGGCAGGATACAACTGTTCTTATCTCCCTGTCGATCACCCTAGAGCCTTTGACGAGCTAATGTACATACTTATGAACGGAACAGGCGTAGGTTTTAGCGTGGAACGTCAGTATGTAGACAAGTTACCTGAGATAGCTGATGAGTTCTTTGACACCGACACAGTGATACACATAGCTGATTCTAAGATCGGGTGGGCTAAAGCCTTCAAAGAACTCATCAGTCTATTGTACTCTGGTCAAGTACCTAGCTGGGACTCTAGCCTTGTTAGGCCTAAAGGCTCAGCCTTAAAGACCTTTGGAGGACGAGCAAGCGGCCCTGAGCCTTTGGAGGCTTTGTTCCGCTTCACCGTTGAGACCTTTAAGGGTGCGGCTGGTCGTAAGTTAAACGGACTAGAAGCCCATGACATCTGCTGTAAGGTGGCTGACATTGTAGTGGTAGGTGGCGTAAGGCGTTCAGCCCTTATCAGCTTATCCAATCTAACAGACACAAGGATTGCCAAGTGTAAGCATGGTGAGTACAGAGCCGAGCACGGACATCGTGATTTAGCCAACAACAGTGTAGTCTATACACAGAAGCCCGACTTAGAAAGCTTTATGACTGAGTGGGTTAACCTCTATGAATCTAAGAGGGGTGAGCGTGGTTTCTTTAGCCGTGTTGCTAGTCAAAACCAAGCCGCTAAGAACGGGCGACGAGATCCTGACCATGAGTTTGGTACTAACCCGTGTAGTGAAATCATCTTAAGACCTAATCAGTTTTGTAATCTTAGCGAGGTGGTGATACGTCCATCAGATACCTTTGAGACTTTGAAGACTAAGGTGGCTAACGCTACTATAATGGGTACACTACAATCTACACTAACCGACTTTAAATATTTGCGCCCTATATGGAAACGTAACACAGAAGAAGAAGCGTTGCTTGGAGTGAGCATGACAGGGATACAAGACCACCCCTTCATGGCTGGTAAGGTTGATAGTCATAGGGGGTTTGAGGGGTCGTTGCCTGAAGTTCTAGAGGCCTTGAAGGCTATAGCCGTAGAGACAAACAAGAAGTGGGCTAAGGCTTTGGGCATTAACCAATCAACTGCTATCACTTGTGTTAAGCCTAGTGGTACAGTGAGTCAGTTAGTCGATAGTGCGTCTGGTATTCACGGTAGGTTCGCTAGGTTCTATAGACGTAGGGTAAGAGCAGATGCTACTGATCCTTTGTGTCAAGTACTTAAGGACGCTGGAGTCCCTTGGGAGGAGGCTGATGGAAACCCTAATGCCTTAGTGTTCTCATTCCCCGATAAAGCCCCTGAAGGCTCTGTCATTGCCTCAGAACAAACAGGCATAGAGCAGTTGGAGTTATGGAGCCTGTACCAAGAGCATTGGTGTGAACATAAGCCAAGCATTACTGTTTACTACAACGATGATAATTTCCTAGACATAGGAGCTTGGTTGTTTAAGAACTTCGATAAGGTTTCTGGTGTGGCTTTCATGCCTCACACTGAACATGCTTTTGTTCAAGCCCCTTACGAAGAGATAACAGAAGAGGAGCACCAAGAACTAGTAGCCTCAATGCCTAAAGAAATTAACTGGGACATTGCAGAGCATGACGATAACACGGAAGGAGCACAGACACTAGCTTGTGTCGGGAATGTATGTGAAGTATGAAAAACGAAGCGACACTTATAGGCTTTAAAGTACTGTTGAACAGTCGAGGCACTTTAGTTACAGAGTACACCGAGCTTCCAGCAGATGCAGTTGAAACAGTCTTCCGTGGAGGGGGCGACCAAGCAGACGTAAGGGCTATTCTGCGTGAGGTCAGTAAGAAACTTAAGCCCTTACACAATGAAATTGAACAACTACTATTAGAGAGATAAAATGAAATCAATAATCCATGTCAACCGTCAGAACATAGCTATGAACGCTAAGGACGGGAAGAATCGCCCTGTGTATACTGTAAAGCAAGGAGGCAAGACAATCTATGCCGCACAAGTAAACCTCTCAGGAGCAAGTCAGTTGGTGTACAACGGTACTCAGCTAGGTTGTGGGGCGAGGGCATGGGTTGAAACTAACCACCCTATAGAACTTATAGGTCAATGCACGTTCAAAGAATCGAGGGCTGTTTAATATGAGCGCACTAGAGCATTTAGTAAAGAGTAAGAAAGAAATAATGTACAATGAACTTATAAAATCTATAGGCAGTAAAAAGGCCTCCGATGCTGAGAAACATGCGGAGGCCTTGGAGCTTATAAGGGCTGGTATTTATTTCACCTATATGAATCAGAAGGGGATTATCTCCTCCTAATCCTATTCTCAAACCACTGGGCTTTAGCTTGTTCCTTTTTAGGATTATCCCTAGCTCCAGCCCAGTGATGTTTGGCATAGAACTTGCCTTTATCTACCTTGCCTTTTGCTATATCATCTAAAGGCGCGGCACCTTCTGATAGATCTGCTAGAAATATAGAGTCCTGTACTTCTTCTGGCAATGTACTGAAGTCTACGTTCTTCTTGGCGATTAGACTATCTAGCTCAGGAGTATCTTCTACTCCGTGGCGGGCTAAAAACCTTTTAGTCCTTTTAAGGGCTGTATTATTTGCACCACTTCCCCCTGCTACATCCTCTAGTTCAAACTGATACTTCCCTCTTCCTGCTCCTCTTGCTTCCCCGTCTATAATCTGTACAGCTTTGGGGTCGTTATTAGATTCTACATGGGCAACATCATCGCTATACTCTTTAATCCTTTCTACTTCTTCATCGGTGTAACCACGCTTGTCTTTAATAGCCTTTAGTATCTTATCTGATAGTCTTGATTTCTTCACTGGTCTCCTTTTGATTGTGCCTTTCTGTGAGGTTGCGTTAGAATTTAAGCCCATTAGGTCTTGTCTTGTGGGTACTCCGTCAACAACCAAACCTCCTGAGCTATAGTTAGATCTAGGATCATTGCGATCCATTTTAGAGTTCCATATAGTTTTGAATTGAGCATTATCAAATGCAATGTAGCTCTCTCCTTTACTATCAGGTAGGGATTTCTCAGCGGCGTTCTTATACCTTATGCCATCAAAGCCCAAGTCCTTTAGCCAGTTTCTAAATTGCATGTTCATCTTCTGGTTAAACAAATCTCCCATTATCTCATCTAAGTACTCACCTTGACTTGGATTCTCGAACTGTCCTGCAGGGGCTGTAGGGTCTTTAAACCTAACAAACCTTTCATTCTTATCCCTTGCAAATAGCTTAGCTTCTTTATAGAGTTTGTCCATCTGCTTCTCTGCTTTCTTTGTCAGCTCTACTCCACTTCTCTGCACGGCAAGTTTAATCCGAGCAACAGTAGGTGCATCCTTTAAACGCCTTCCCATGTGCCAACCCAGCTTCATGTCGTCCATGTCTAAGGGCTTCTTTATTTGGACATAACCTTTAGTAATAGCATAGGGCTTAAGATCCATCACGCCCTCGCTCCCTGCAAGCCCTTCTCCAAAGCCTATACGGACTTGTTGATCCTCATACCTACCTAAGTAGTTCTCAAAGTAATTATCAATCTCAGGCTTAGTCACGGTGAGCTTGCCTTCATTAGCAGCAAAGGCTCTAAACCTATCGCCGTCCATCTGTGTTGCAATGATACTAGCTACTTGGGCTTCATCTTCACCTAGATGTATACCTACCTCACGGGCCAGCACACCAGCTATGTCAGCATCTAAATCATGGTGGTCTGCCGTGGCTCTGTATACAGGTATCTTAACCTCAGAAGGTCTTAGAAACTTAGCAACATTATACTCCTTCTCCTCTTCTGCTTCCATGCGCTTTATGGCACTGGTCTCATGGAAGGGAGTAGGTATGTCCGTTTTGTTTTTATTAGGAAAGTTCTCTACTACTTCTCGTATAAACTTACCGTACTCTGCGTCCCGCGCCAGTCTCTGTACTAGCATAGCCCCTACTTTCTCTGAGCCTTCTTTGCCTAAGCGGCTGAAGGCTTCTGGGTGTAGTTTTTTAAGGGAGTCAGTAACATAGCCTGAGAGCTTCTGGGCTTGCCAGTCATTTAGGGGTTCGCCCTTAAACTTTTTCTCGTCTGGGAGTTCTCTGGGCTTAAACTTAGAATGGAAACTTCTGATGTCTCCATAAATCTCATTGATGTTATGGACTATAGAGCCGTCAGGGTCTACCTCGTCAGCAAACACACTAGAAAGCTCAAAGGTTTCTCGCTCTCCTTCGGTGTAGCCCCTCCACTTCCCAAACTTCTCCCCGCCTATCTTGCCTTCAGGGGATTTCGCTATCATTTCACTTTTCAGCATGTCGTTCTTTTCTCTAAGGTAAGCCTCCACATTTAAAAGTATGTGCGCTGAACCCTCGTCCGTATCAAGGACATCGTTTAGAGTATTCTTGTCAGAACCCTTCACATTTTTATAGGGCTTGGATACAGCCTCCACTAATCTTTGATTGGCTTCCTCTAAAACATCTTTAGAAATAAAACCATCTAAAGCATCATAAGCTGTATCAGTAAGCTCTTTAACTATTGAGTGGGTTACTTTTCCTAGTCCTGCCATTAGTAGTTCCTCTTAGTATATTTATCGTTCTCACCAGCAAGTTTCTTGTCTATCTCTCTTAGCATCCTCTTATACTTTTGCTTGCCTTCTCTACTAATTACTAGAGGATTAGTATATCCGGGAAATAATCTTTGACCTAAGAAGGTTACAGGGCCTTGAGACCATATTGTACCAACGTCACTACCCGCTACCCCAAAAGGTATGCCAAGATAAGGAGCGGGGTTGCCAATATACTTAGAGGCCTCTGCGGCTCTCCTAAACTGGTCTCCTGCTGTAGTGAACGCACCCCACCTTTCAATAGCTCTTAGGTATGCCATGCCCTCGCCATCTTCTTCCGAGGCTCCCTCGCTTCTGTAGTAGTTTAAGACCCTTTGCATCTCAGTCATTATTACGCCAGCAGCAACCACACGCGCCGCACCCTCAGGGGACTTATCGCGGTATAGTTTCTTGGCTGTCCCCTTCAATACAGTGTTAGTAAATGCTGTAGGGTATGTCATAAGTTGAAACATCCAAGCGGTCTTAGGGTTGTTGTATAGTGCAGGCTTCTGTCCTGACATGCTAGAAGGCTGTAAGATAACCTCATCTGTATATCTAGCTGCTCCCCTCTTTACAACACCATAGAAATCGTCGTCTGTGCTTTGCCCAGCGTTATGCCAACGGATGCCTTCCTCTATGTTTACATTAAGCTCTTTGAGTTCATTGACTTTCTGAGTCATGCGCCTAGTCATAGGGCGGTCTCCGTGGGCCGCCAAGGCTTCTAGGTTACTTGCTATTAACTGTTTGCCTGTTACAAAACTAGTGGACTGTACAAACTTAGTCCACTGGTCAAGCAAAGTTAATTTAAAGAACGCATTAGTTACTTTATTCATGCCCTCGGAAGTAAGCTCATCGCCTACTAGCCTGTTAGAGATAGACATTAAGCCGTGCTCCAAAGCTAAGCCATTCTCATATAGCTCCCGTCTAGCCTCTTTAGCTGTTAGACCGAAGTTGTTTTTAAGTATACCTTCAGTATCACCAGTGAGGATCTTAAAACCTGAACGGCTAGCAGCCGCTAAGCCTTTAATGCTGTTTCTAAAGCCTGCCTTAGGCACGTTCAGCATAAACTCTGTTAAGCTTGTAACGGTTGCCATGCCCAGTAACGAAACTCGTGTGGCTAAGCCGTAAGAGTTTGAAACCATTTCACCAGCAGGGCTAAAGCGGTCTAGCCCCTCGCTAGTTACATTCTTGTATAAAGCCTCTAAGTGACGCTGCAAAGCTTCATACTCTTTTATACTTAGCTTCTCTCCTGCTTTCTCCCTTACTTGATCTATTATAGGATTGGCTATACGTTCCATGAACTCGTCAAGGTTAGAAACGCCTAAGCGTTCTTTCTTTGCTATAGCTTTAGAGGCTTGGTGAACATAAGAAGCCATAGTTACACGAACGTCCTGCTCAAAAAACTCCGCAAACTTAGAATCATCTTTGATTTTATCCAGTGTACGCACCTTGCTAAAGAACTGAGTACTCATATTGCTGTCGTCTAGTTGGTTTGCTTTGTCCATCATGCTCTTAAAGATAGCATCTGCTTCAGCCATATCAGCCGCTTGTCCCTCGGAGACTAAAAGGCCTTTAAATTTCTTAGGGTTAGCCATGATGTGTTCTCTATGCCACATACGGTGGACATAGTTAGGGAGCTTCTCGCGGATAAGCCCATTAGATAATAGCTTATCACCTATTTCGCTATAGAGGTTTTTCAAATTAGCCCCTATAGTATTAGCCATCTTGTTCCCTACGTTCTCTCCTCGCATAGCTCTGTGTACAAGATCATTAGCTTCAGCGTCCATCTTGCCTAGTGTCTTGTTTCTTAAGCCTTCTTTGGCTATAGGCTCTACCATAGACATATACTTACCCATCCAGTTCCCGCTGTAGCTCTTGTATACTTCAAACAAGCTAGGGGGTATGTAGTCTTGTGCCCCACTCCAAACCTTTGCAAACTCTGGGGATATGGCTGACTGTAGTTCTCTTGCCATAGCAGATATTTTAGCGTAGGCAGTTAAAAATCCAGGCTGTTTGCCCCAAAGGATTGTAGAGGTCGCACGACTCCCCAAGCGATTAAGGATACCGCCTACCTCACCCTCTACGCCTTCTTCACTAACAGCCGCTACGCTTCCCGAAGGGGGAGCAGGAGCTTCAGGAGGTCTAGGGCCGTCTGGGCCGTCTGTAGGGCTTTCTCCGTCTGGGCCTACGCCTCTAGTTTTAGTAGGGGTAGTTGCATTAGCTGAGGCTCCTCTAGAGGTTACAGTAGCGATCTTCTCGGATACTAAATCTAGGGTCTCTTCGCCTCCACCGTTCCGTGCTACATAGTCTCTGATCTCTTTTAGTTTTTTAATGTCCTCAGGAAACAAACGCTTGCCTACCGACAAAGCCTCTTCCATCGCTGCCGTGACTGAGGCTATAGCTTTATCTATGCTCTCAGATTCCATGCTAATAGACTCTGTTAATTTTCTAAGATAGTCTACTGTCTCGTCTACCATCTCAGGAGTAGCCTGTTCAGCAGGGACAACATCCTCGATGTCCATTTGTGTCTTTAGGTTAGGACGTTCTTCGGGCAGTAGTTTAGTCCTGAACAACTCTAATTGTTCTTTAGGCTCTACGCCCTTTTTAGGCTTAGCCATGTCCTTGAACATATCTAACTGCTTCATCAGATCTTCGTCGCCTGTCTCTTTTACAAAAGCTTCAAAGGCATCCATCTGTTCTGTAAGCTCTAGTCTCCGAGAGGATAGCTCCTCGGGGGAGAACAAATCTAACTGGTCTTTTATAGGCTTCTTAGCCGCTACCTGCTTTAGTAAATCCATCTGCTCAGTAATCTGTCTACTTGCTTGAGGAGAAACTTTATCGGCAAAGGTCGCTGCCGCCTCTACAAGACTGCTTTTGCCTGTACTTGTGTTGAACAAATCTAATTGCTCTGCAAATTCACCTGCCTGTTCTTCAGGGTAAGCATCCTCGAAAAAATCAGCCTGTCTCCTGCCCCTAGATTTCTCTTCTGGACTTATGCCAGCCTTGAATAAATCTCTTTGCAGTGGAGTAGTAGGCTCAGGAAACATATCCATTTGCCTAGATACATTAACTACACCAACATCAACATTATCTAACGCCCTGCTAAACACAGGGTCGTCCAGTAGACGGTTAACCACCTTGCCCATAACTCTAGGGCTTTGTTCTGTAATCAGAGGAGCTACCGCCGCCTTACGCATGAAGGGGGATGCCGCTACCTGTAAGACTTTACCAGCCCCTACTCCGAGACCAAAGGCCCCTAAGGTTTCTGGAATACTTATCTCGTCTTTAAGGCCTATAGCAACGTCACGCTTCTGTTGTATTGCGGAATCTGCGGCAGCCCACGATCCTGTGACCAGAGGGAAACCAAACTTACTGGTCATGTCTCCCGCCGCTAGGCCTCTCACAGCCATCTTCTTTGCTACATTCTTAGCAGCAGCAAAGGCTCCTGCCTGTGCGGTACCCTTAACGCCCGCCATAGCCCCTGCCTGAGCCGCAGTACTTCCACCGCCTGTCGCCAAGCCCAAGAGTACGCCGATAATAGTTTCAGGTGCTGTTATAAGATCAGTACCAATATCAACAAACGCTGACCATTGCTCATTCCCGCCCCTAATAACTGCTCTGTCAAAAGACTCGCTAAGTTTAGCGGCTTTTAGTTTAATGTGCTCAGGGGCATTTTCAAGTCTGCCTGCTTCTGATAGCGCAGTAAGCATCCTGTACCTACTATCACGCATATCTTCTACGGGGTCAAAACTCCCCCAGCTACTCCCTGCTTCCATCCACGCATCTTTAGTGGTCTCTTGAGAGGCTAGATAGTCGAATACTTCTTTACTGTCTTCCCAGTTGTCAGCACGCCACTCATCCATTGTAGGGATATGCTCAATCGTAGGGGGTCTGGAGAGTCCAGAGGTTTCAGGAAGCCATCCCTTCTCGACGTACTCAGCTTTTTCAGCATCCATAGCATCAAGTTCTGCTAAGCTATATACATGAGGATCGTACTTACTTCTTTGTTCAGCCATTATTAGTTTCCTTGTTTTATTGTCATAAAGCCTGCCTCTCGCATAAGCTCTTTAAGCTCGGCTAATTTGATAGTGGCTGGATTAATACCTCGCTCCTTCAGGCGCTCAGTCACAAACTGTATATGAAGCTCTGGCGGATACCTATTGGCTCCTGTTTCGTTCAGTTCCTGTGCGTTCTTTATAAGAGCTTTGATAATGTCAGGATCTTTTATCTCGTACTTCTCATTGTCTTCGGGAGCCTTAGGTTCCTCGACAGGCAAAGGCTTTTGAATCATAGATTCCTCCTTAGAGAGCTTGCGTACATTACCGCTAGGCTTTTTAGCTGGAGGTTTACTTTCTGAATCCCCTGCTCGTCTAGCCGAAGGTAAGCTTTGCACTCCATAGCTTCCTAGTCCTGCTCTATACGGGTGCTCATCCGCAACAGCTGGAAGACCTCCATATTTCTCAACTTTTCTGGCTATAGTTTCCAAAAGCCCATACTTTCTCGGTAGGTAAGGTACGCCAGCCTGAGTAGCAATCTTTTGCGCGAGGGTGCCTGCTATTTCCTCGTCCCTATTAGGGTCTTCGGGGTGAGGGTCGCCCGTTAGAACTCGAAAAGTCTCAGGCACTTTATCAAACATGCTCTTGCTATCCATGTAATTTATTAACTTACTCACCTTATCTTTGCTCATATTGCTTACTAGTCTAGCTAGAATTGTCTTATCTGTAATAGCAATTAGAAGATCCTTCTCATAAGCCTTATACATTTCTGGATTAGAGTTTTCCCTAGGGTTGTTTATTTTTATTGTGTCCAAAGCCATCCAACTTAGTAGAGGATTTTCCGTAGCCCCATTGCCTATTAAACTAGTGCCCACGTCAGAATCTTCATCTGTTATCCACTTTTCATTTTCTATATGGGAAGTCGCTGCTAGCTGATCGGCAAATTCTTTAGGGAGACCACGAGATCTTGTTAGTGTATAGGATAGGTTCACAGCAGGAGCCAGTGTATTCTTTGTAAAAGCCTCCGTTACAGCTTTATTTGCATTATTGCTTTCGCCTAAGCCTGCGTCCGTAAACTGCTTTAGATATATCTCTCTCCCGTCATCACCAGTTGAGCCATAGATAACCGCTGCCATTTCATCTACCTGATCTTTTTTAGGTACAAAGGCTACGGCGGTTGGGTCTAATGGGCTGTCGCCTAGGTTGCCACCCTTATTATCTGCATAGCCTATGAAGCTGCCATCGGCCCCGTTTATCACCACTTGTCGTGTAACGGTAGATACCTCTCCCGTCCTTCGGTCTACCTGCTTTACATCTCTAAGTTCTACTTTAGTATTCCTAGGCATTCCGTCAGGATAGAGCCTTGAGAGATTTGCCGCCGAGACCTTAGGGACTCCTACACCTTTAAGTTCTTCATAGGCCTCTAAGTACGGGTTGTACTTAGCCATTATAGCTTCTAAGTCATCGTCGTCGTTCCCTGTTACTAGACCTGTAAGCCATGAGCCTACAGTACTGGGCTTTAATTTTCTTAGTTCAGTCTCATAGAAATTAGGATCGCCGCCTGAAAGAGTCTCAATATTCCCTGCAACTTTTAGTCTCTGAGCTAAAAGGGATTCGCGCTCCTCAGCTATCCTCCGAGCGACTGGACTTATCTGAGCCTCTATCATATCTAAGTCAACGCCCACACCATCAGCATCAAAAGCAGCACCCGCGTTTTCTAAAATCTCCTGCTTGGCTTGGTTGAAATAATAATCAGGATCTTTTTGAAGCTTCTCCAAGGCCGCGTTATCCCTAGAAATATCCTGCATAACACCGTTAATTTTAAGTCTGTTGCTAAGGTTAAATTCATTATTGACAAACTTATCCGCACGATCTCTCAAAACCGCATTGCCGATGTGACCTCCTATAGACGCCAAAGCTTGGTATTTCTGCGCCCTTTTCTTCCTGTTCCTAAGAACCTTGTTGCGCTCTTTCGTCTGAGCCATTAAGGAATTGGCTAACTTGTCAATCCCTTCTGTCTGTGCACCATAATCAATAGCCATCTTATTGCTCCTCAGTAGGGTCTAGTAAGCTCTCGGGGCTAGCTTCGGGTTTAGTAATCATACTTTCTATTTCTTCTTTCATGGGAAGCGCGTTAACCTTTTGTTTAAGCTCGTCCGTCAGCTTGCCTCCTGTAGGCATAGTAGTAAACTGCTTACTTCTACGCTGTAGTGCCTTGAGTTGGACTTCTTGGTTCTCGGCTACAACACCGTCCTCGTCGTCCTCATCATCGTCTTCTTCACCGTCATAGATCTTAGCCTCAATGCCTGCCCTTTCAGCAAGAGCAAGAATCATATAGGCTACAGGCTCCCCTAATAGGAGCATGAGGTCAGGAGTCCAAAGGCCTTTAGCAAACCCAGAGAACGTAACAACTTGGACTATCTCCA